ATGCTCGGGTAGGTCTGCATCGCCAGCCGCGCCACCGCGAGCGTGCCGGCGTACTGCGCGTCCGTCACCGGCGTCGCGCCGGAGCCGTTGTCCTCCGTCTCGATGCTGACCGTCTGGTAGTTCGGATTGGCCGAGTTGCCGACGATGCCGACCCACTCGTTGCCGGGCTCGAGGATGCCGTTCGCCCACGAGCCGTCGGCGAGCTTCACGTACTGGTGCTGCTGCCCCTGGAGCCCGATGCCGTAGTGGGAGCTGACCTGGCTGGCGGGATTGTTGAACCACGAGTCGCAGCTGCTCAACGTGCCAGCCATGGTGTGGACCACGATCGCCACCACCGGCCAGCCGGCGCGCCCTGAGTAGTGATTCGGGCTGCCAATCCACACCACGTCGGCCTCGGGCTCGGGCGGCTTGGGTAGCGTGTAGAGCGGTTCGCGCGCGCTGATCTGGCTGGTCCATGTCGGGTTCAGGCCGTACAGGATCGCCTCGAGCGAGTTGGCTCCGAAGTCCGCCGCGAGCCAACGACCCTCGTTCATCGCATTCAGGCCTGCGGAGATTGCCGCCTGCTGCGCCTGGAGCTGCGTCAGTTGCTGGACGAGCGCGGGATCAGCCACTGGAGTACAGGGGTGTTTCTGGCTGCGTCTGAATACCCGGTGTGAGCGCCTGGACGTACCCATCTACAGAATCTGCCTGCCCACTCCAGCGCGCCTCGAGTGCCGCCTTGAGCGCGGCGCTCTGCAAGCTCTGTTGCTGCTGGAGTTGGGCAATGATGGCCTGGATCTCTTCTTCGTTCATGAGTGGTCCGGTGCTGAAAGCACGTGATTCTTGTCGTCGGAGAGATACGCCGGCTCCGTGTTGACGAGTTTGTCGTACTCGGCCTGGTCGAACAGCACCGCGACCTTGTGGGCATTGCCGACCGCGCCACCGCTCGGCTCCATGCCGACGATCAGCCCGTCGCCGGGATCGACGTACACCACCTTGAACTGGAATTGTTGTTCTGTCATGTCTTACTCCAATTGCCAGCGGCCTGGTCCGTCCATGCGATTCACCTGTAAACGAACGTGCGACTCGCCGAGGTTGTCCGGGTCGGTGGGCGCGACCTGACCGCAGGGACACCCGTTGGCCGCGACGTGGTTGACGAACATCTGCTGCACGCTCTGCGGCTGCGCGCCGCCGCCCACCGGGTGGGTGCTGACGGAGTCGCACATTGGGCACTGGATCACCAGAAAGTTGTGGTTCTCGCTGCCGTCCAGGTTCTGGACGTGCTTGACGGTGGTTGGATCGATGGTGCCACCGTGCCCAAGCTCATCGTGTGAGACTTGCCACTCGGTAGGGCTGGTGAAGTCGGTGACGTAGATACTCATGGGTTGGCCTCTAGCGTGACTGCCTGGGTATTTTGCGAATAGAACGCGCCCGCCGCCGAGGATGCCAGAGAAAGCCGCAAGACCGAATTACTGAGCGCACTCATCGCCACTGCGCCGGCGTTCGAGGCTGACCACGTTCCCAGTGTCAGCGTCGGATTGACAGGCTTGACCGCCCTGTACGGCCACGCCTGATAAACGGTCTGTGCGCCCGCCGTCGCAATGCCTGAAACAATGAGATCGCTGCCCACGCCAAGGATCTCGTAGTAGCGCAAACACCGCGCCAGGTCGTCGGCCGGATGCAGCGGCACGTAGTTGGCGGGCTGGCTGCCCACCACCAGCATGGCGTTGTCGAGGTAAGCGGTGCAGCTTGCCTGAAAGTTGACGCCCATATACATAGCGTTGGTAACTATTCCGCTGATGAAGGTCAACGTCTGGTATGTGCCGTTTCCCGAGTGATAGGGGCTATACAAGAAGGTGCTTCCTCCATCCACGGACATGGCAAGGCGCACCGCGTTCGGCGTGCTACAGCGCACGCGCATTGAGAAGCTGAGGACTCTACCCCCCAACTGTGGGTAGTCCGCCGCACCCAGGTACTGCTGGAAATGCGGATGTGTGGCACCAGTGCTCTTGGTGTACGTCAGCGCCACGCAAAAGCCAGAGCTTGCATCCACGTTAGTCGTGTCGCGAGAGGCGGTGATCGAATCGCCGGCGTCAATCCAGAGCGACCAGCGGTCTGTCGTATACGACGCGTTTGTCGTGAACGGCCCGTTGCCCCGCTGCCAGATCTCGAAGCCGCCGTTGGTGAGCAGGTTGGCACGCGCCGTATCCGGGCCGAGGTTGTCATTGGCGACGCCCGCCGAGGCAATATCGACCGCGGCGATCGTGCCGTTCAGGATTTTGGCTGAGGTGACCGTGTTGTCGGTGAGCTTGCTGCCGTCGATGGAACCGGCCGCGATCGCGCCTGCCGCAATCGGCAGCCCGAGGCCCGCCGAATGGTCATGCAGGTCCAGCGACTTGGTCGCCACCTGAACGTCCTCTTTTTTGAAGATATCGGTACCGGCGCTCGCGATGGGGAATTGATTGGCTCCGGTGAAGTTGACCGAGTTCGTTCGTGCCATGCTCTCTCCTAACTGGGTGGTGGCTCGGCCGCCATCCACTGCACGGCCTTGACGTGCAGACTGCCTCGCCACTGGCGTCCGACTTCATCGAATGACTGGCCGACGCGATAATCGACGAAACTCAGGTACGTGTTCGTCTCGTCCGGCAACACCACTGCAACTGCGCCAGGGTCGTCGACGGCGGCCTCGAGCAGTTGCCTGATCGCCAGCCTGCCCATGCGCATCGGCACCCCGTCGCGCCGCACCAGGCCATCCGCGCACAGGATGTCGCCCTCGAAGGTCATCAATCGAGATGGGCGCAACGCGTGCCCGATCGCGACTGAGGAGATCGCCGGCGAGCTGGTGTTGATGGTGTTGTGCAGGTGGACCCGGAAGTCAGCCAGGATCGTCACGGTGCCCACCGGAAACGCGTGGCGGTCGAACACTCCTTTGTCGAAGGTGTAGCCGAAGTCCGTCCAACTCGCCTGCTCAGGGGCAGTCTTGTACTCGAGGGTCACGGTGTTGGTGCTGTCCACGTGTGGCCCGGTCACTGAAAACGCGCGCAGCGTCTTGCGCGAGGCGTGATACGTGCCGTGCCACTGCGGCAACCTGACCCAGTCGTCGCCCACCAGATAGCGATATTGCGAGCAGGCCAGTGGGTTGTAGACGCATGGATTGACCACGCGCGCGATGCTGCCGTCCGAGAAGCCGATCATGGTGAACGTGTGGCCAGCCGGCGCGCCGATGGCAGTCGTGAGCAATCTGCTTGGAAATTTGCCGCTCCAGCCGCGGTTCAAACTGCCGTTCCAGGCGTCGATGCGGTCGGGGGTCGGCAAGGCGTTCGCGACCGTCTGGTACGTCGAAATGCTGCCCTGGATGACGAAGGCGCCGAACTTGAGCAGGTAGGACGTCGAGGTATCGGGATTCCAGATGCCGGCGTAGCCGAACAGGTTGCCCACGCCGGCGAAACTGGTGACCTGCCCGCGCACCGGACCGTCGTAGTCGGGTAACCGCTCGGGCCCGATCTCCTCCATGCTCAGGTCGGTGCCAATGCGCGACAGGTTGGTGCCGTAGCCGACATAGATGTCGTTGATGAACTGGCCGCGCGCCTTGCCGTTGCGCGCATTCGGCGCGAACTGCAGGAACGGGAACAACGGATGGTCGTCACCGGCGGCATCCAGCGTGTACAGCCCATCGGTCTTGGCGATGATGAGCACCCCGCCGGCGGTCACCAGCAGCGCGGTGATGGACGCGGACATGTCGCCGACGCGGAAGATCAACGCGGTGTAGTTGGCCTCCACGGTCGGGTCCGCGTTGGTGTCGCATTTTCTCAAGAGGTTGGTGTTGTCGGCCCACCACCACTCGCGGCCGATGCGGATGAACGCGAGCGCGCCGAAACTGGCCATCGGCGTAAAGGCCGTGCCGTTGCTCGAGTATTGGGCCGCGATGCCATTGCCGAAACCCACCCACACGCGCGGCACGCCGTCGAAGTTGGAGGCGAACACGGTCGCGGCGACGATGGTGTTGGCAAAGGTGTGCGTCACCGTCCAGGTGTTGGTCGCCGGCGCGTAAGACGCCACCTGGGTGCCGCCCGCGGCGTACAGCGTGCCGCCGAGCTCGAAGAAGTCGACCACCTCACCGTTGACGCCGCCCGTCGAGTTCAGAATCTCGGGCCCCTTGCACCACGGCCAGACGCTCAGGTCGACGCCCATCGCCTCGGCGTATCGAAAATCCTGCCACTTGTGCTGGGTGCGCATCCCCAGGCCCATACTGAGCGATTCGTACGGCTCCTCGCGATCAGCCAGCGGCGACAGGTTGGCGTACTCATAGCCGGGCGGATCGACGCTCGAGATGTCCTCGGCTTTGCTCGAGATGAGCGCCGGCTGGCCTGGTCCTGGCGAGCCAATCAGAAAGCCGGTACCGCTCACCTTGATATGGAACGGCCACGGCTCCCGCTTGGCGTACAGGCTCACGCGTCTCTCCAGGTGAAGTGACGCGACCACTGCGGGCAGCCGCGCCAGCCCAGCCAGTCATAGAGCGCCCACACGCGCCTGTGCCACTCCCAGTTGCGGCCGCGACGCCGTCTCATCGCATCAACCCCAGTACTGTCCCGCGAGCTGGCGCGGCGGGCCGAAGTAGCGACGGCGTCGGAGCGTGCGCTGCGGCAGTGGCGCGGTGAAGTGCTTTCGACATTCGTCGGTGAACCACGCCGCGGCGGAGGCCTGGTCGCGGATGAGTCGCTGGTTGGCCTGCGGCTCGAGCAGGTGCGCGAAGCGCCGCCAACCGGTCACCAGTGCCGCGGAGGCAGCCCACTCGCGTTCAACGGGCGACTCGTCCGTTTCCAGGTACAGGCCAGCCTGCTCGCCGTATTCGCCGCCGCTCGCGCGACAGTGATCGTAGGCGCGCTTCAGGCAACGCAGATACAGTGTGTCGCCGTCGACGAACGAGGTGGTGCCGGTGTTCAGATAGAACGTGCCGCCGTCGCGTTCCACCATGCCACGCACCACGTTCTCGAAGGGGTCGATGATGTTGCGATCGTCGGGCGGGTGGAGTACGCCGATCTGCAGCACGTCGTTCGGGTCCTGTAGCCACGGGCACACCGTCGAGAGATCATGGCGCGTCATGAGTGGCACCGGCAGCGCCACGACCTCGACCACCAGCCAACAGTTTTTGAGACCGTCGTTGAGCAGGCGGTGCGTCGTCGGCGCATCAAAGGGACCGAGGATTTCAAAGCGCTCGCCGAAGCCGGCGAGCCCGGTGTTCTCCAGGTCCTGGTAGATCTGCGTCTCCATCTCGGCGTACGTGAAGGCTTCGAGGTTCTGGTACAGCGTGCCGACGCCAGGATCGGCCAGTGGCGGCAACGCCCAGGCCAGGTCGGGCGTGATCAGTCCCTGCGCCGGGTCGTACGCCTGCACGTAGCGGTGCCTGTCGGTCTGCTGCACCGCCTGCGGCCTGTAGAGCGGACGGTCGATCAGCTGGTCCTGCTGTGGGATGCCCGACTGGATCGGATACGCCTCGCAGTACAGATGGGTCAGGTCGCTCGTGCCGGCGCCTGGTCCGCTCGTGGCGCGCACGTCATACGACTCGGGGCCAATGTAGGGCCCGGCTTCGACAGAGAAGGTCGAGCGGTAGTCGGCGAGTGTGGGCATCTCAGGAGGGCTCCAAGGGAGGCGTATCGCCGTCGTCGGTCGGCGCGAGCTCCGGCGCACCCGCCGCGGATGCTCTGGCGAGCAGTGGCGGGCTGACCTGGGCCACGCCGTTGCTCAGCGCGGGTGCTTTGCCGAGCGGCCGGATGCTCAATCGCGGTGCAGCGCCGGATGGGCCGCCGACCAGAATGGGCGGACTGCCTGGCGGAACCCAGACGAGGACCGGCACCGAAGGCTTCGAGCCGCCCACCAGATCCGGCGTGTCGGTCTCGGGCCCGACGACCAGGATAGGCGCGAAGCGTGGCGGCAAGGGTGTGAGAATCGACGATCGGCGCACCACGACATGCAGACTGACCGCGGTACCAACACGTGCGCCCACCTCCACCGGCAACGTCAGCCCCGACGGCCGGAACACGAATGCCAACGTGGCCGCGAGCGCCTGCATGAGCCCGACGGCTACCTGATAGGTGCGCGTGCCAAGGCTGAACGTCAGCGTGGCGAGCTGCGACTGGGCGAGCGTGCGCGCGAGGCGCATCTGCCTGTTGAGCGCTGCAACCTGCACCTGGGCCAGCGTCATGCTGAGGCCCACCTGCCGACGCAGACTCAACGCCTGGCCCTGGGTCGCGCTGCGCGTGGCCAGGAACACCTTTCGCGAGGTGATCGCCAGTGACTGCGACTGGGTCAGACTGACCGTGCGTTGCAGCACACGCCCGAAGTTGAGCGCGAGCGTGCGCGTGCTGGCGAGCGTGCGCGTGAGCGACACTGCTTGCCGCAGGCTGAGGACCTGTGCCTGCGTCGCGATGACCGCGCGCGCCAGGGTCCTGCGCGGCGTGGCCGACAGCACCTGGCTTTGCGTGGCCAGCAGCGTGCGGTTCAGGATGAGGCGCCGCGCGACGCTGAGCGTCTGGGCTTGGACCAGGCTCAGGGTGCGCAGGAACACGCGCTGAGCAACAATGCTGAGCGACTGCGTCTGACCGAGGGAGCGCGTGAGACGCACGGCCCGCCCCAGCGCCAGCACCTGGGTCTGGCTGAGCGTGCGACCGAGCACGACCGCTCGTCGCAGCGCGACCGTCTGTGTCTGGACCGCGGTGAGCGTGCGCAAAAAGGCGCGTTGGGCCGCGATGGCCAGCGTCTGCCCCTGGCTGAGAGTCACGATGCGCTGCAACGCCAGACGCAGGCTCAACGTCGCCGACGTCGGTTGTGCGACCGTGCCAGCCTCGAGCCCGGCGTAGGTGAGCGCTTCGAGACCAGCGTACGTCAACGCCTCGAGTTGCGCCTGATACTGGTTGGCGGGCAGGCCCTGCTGATACGCGACCATCAGTTGTCTAGGTGAACTGCACCTTGCAGGTAAATTGAATCGAGTCGCCGGAGTTGAGCGCCTGAGACAGTCCGTCGAAAATCGCGTACAGCACGCCACCGCTCGGTGGAGAACCAGACCCGGCCGCGTCGAAAATGCCGACGTTGGTGATGGTGCGACCTGCTGACGCGGTGATCGTGCCGACGACCTGATGGGTGTCGTTGGTGACGCTGGTCGTCACCTGGGTGCTGACGCCGTTGGCGCGCGCTTCCGGTGCCGCCGTGCTGACATCGGTGCTGGTCGCCGAGCCAGCCGTCGCACCGGTGCCCCAGCCGATGTAATGCGGCTCGGCCTGCGCCGGCGTGGCGCCGAACATCCTGCCGCTCAGGACGGCTTTTCCGGTGTTTGGGCAGAGTGACGCCACTTGAGATAGTTCTCCTTGATCCTTTGGGTGATCGTGCGGTTGTCGAAATGGGCGATCTCGCCCAGGTCCTCCACCTGCCGCTCGGGACACTTGAGCGAGCACTGGGCGTGCGTCGGACAGGCGCGAATGACGCGCGCACTCAGACTCCCGGCTTGAGCCGCTCGGCCAGTCTGACTCACGCTATGCTCGTCCCGTGGCCGATCCTGTCCACATCCAGGGTTTCCTCAGTGGCTACGTGTCGACCAACGTCTCGGGCGGTCAAGTGATCGCCGCCATGATCGCCGTCAGCGACGGCCAAATCCGCAGCGTCGCGTGCGGCGTCTCGGCCTCCGGCGGCAGTGGCACCACGATTATCGACGTGCAAATCAACAACCAGTCGCTCTGGACCGACCCTGCCAATCGACCGACGAACACCGGTGGCGCGGCTGGCAGGTTCACCGGCGGACGGTTGCCGAATCGTCGCGCGGTCAGAATCGGCGACATCGTGAAGATCGTCGTCGCCGCGGCCGGCAACCACTCGGGGGTGGTCGCTACCGTGGCACTTGAAGAGCCGCAACGTCAGCCACCCTCCCCCCTTTCTTCTTGATGACGATGCTGGGCCGATCCACCGCACCCGCGGAGATGGCCCTGTCGCGCGCCAGAACCGCGTCCTCCACCGCGCGGTAGGCCCGCAGGTACTCCTCGTCGCTCTCCACGCCCAGCTCGCGCATAGCGTCGTTTTGGGGCATGTTGAGAAAGCGCTCAGCGTCGAGCACGTCGGGCGAGTCGACCTCGTGAGCGTCGAGGCAGTAGCCGTCCCTGGCCACGCGTTTGATGGCATCCAGTGGCAGCAAGGCATACGCCGCCTTGACCTCGTCCTCGGACTGACAGTACCGGCGAGAACCCGAGATGAGCTCGATGCGGTAGCTGCCTGGTCCGAACGTGCAGCCAGGACGGTGGTTCACAGCGTGGTGAAGGTGAGCGGCACGCTGAGCGACGTGCCCGCGGCGTTGGTGGCCTGCACCTGGACCCAGTACTGCGTCTTGGTCACCAGTGGGGTCAGGGTCACAAACTGCGATCCAGCGGTTGCCGTGCCGGCAATGTTGCTGGTCAACGTATCCGCCGCGACTCCGTAATTGACGCGGCACGACGTCGGCGCTGGGTTGATGATGAACACCACCTGGGCGGACGTGGTCAGGATGGAACCGGGCTGAATACCTGTGAGGACGGGCGAGCCGGGCGGCCCATTCTGGGTCACCGCGCCATTCGGCCGCGTGCCATTGCCAAGACCCAGGTAGCCACTCTTGGCGTCGTTGGGATAGCCGGCCTGCTTGCCGAAGCCTTCGTTGCCGGCCCAGTCCACGGGCGTGTGTGTCCACAGCCCCTGCGCCGCACCGATCTGCGCCGCGATGGCTGCCGCGTCAGTTACTCCAGACATTTTTTACAGAGCCTTCTTCTTACGCCGCTGGCGGCGGGCTGGCTTCCGGCTGGCTTTCGGTGGTGGTGGTTGGGGTGGTCTCGACTCCGCTCGCTGGCGGTTCGAGTGAACCTGGGCTAACAAGATCGCGAAAGGAGTTTGAGTCCTCCACGGTGTGCTCGCCCGTCACCGTGTAGCCCAGCTTCAGGTACTCCTCGGCGCTCGTCGCCGGCCCGACGAACTCGTCGCCGTCCGGCTTCTTGTACGAAAAGAACAGGTTGCCGGGCGGCGTGCCCGCCGGCGCGGTCGGCTCGGCCTGGGCCGCGGTCAGCCACGGGCTCGGCCCGCTTGGTGTCTCGCTCACGATCGTCTCCTTGCCTCGCGCAGTGGGTCGTAGCCCCGACCGCGCGTCAACTTGCTGTCGAGCTCTTCCATGCTCATGCCGGTTTCGACCCCGGAGAGGTCCGCGTCCGCCGTCGCACGCGCTGGTTCCGGCTTGATTGGCGGCAAGCGCATCTTCAACCCGGTCTGTGCCTTGGCGTCCTCGAAAATCTCCTCGAGCTCCTCGGTACTGCGCAGGCTGAAGGGGTTGTCCTGATCTTCGTCGAGCACGTACTGCGGCACGCGCTGCGCGATGCGGCGAATGGCGGTAATCAACTGCGCACGCCGCTTCTGCTCGAGGATTTTGTCGGGCCGCACGTCCTCGAGCCACTCCCGCGCCTCGGGCGGGCGCAGGAACACGAAGCCGAGATCCTCGTACATGGTGCGGTTGTACGGGTCGGACTGGAGCTGGACGATGTCCCCGTCGGGACGGCGGTACCAGGCTAAGGGAAAATTGTAGGTGAGTCCGCTCCTGGCCTGGCCGCTCGAGACCGGCGCGGCGCGCTGCTCGAGTCGCTCGAGCAGATCCGAGGGTGCCTCAGCCATGTTCTTAGCCGACACCCTTGGCCCACACGCCGAACGTCGGACGCATCATCTGGTGGCCGTAGATCACCTCAGACGCCAGTTTCCACGTGAAGAAGTCGATGTCGTAGAACAGGTGCATCTTGGGCGAGCGCTGCACGATGAGCGCGAGCGCTTCCCGCTGAAACGCGAAGTTGTTGGCCTGACCGCCCGCCGGCTTGACCAGGTTGGTGGTAACAAACAGGTTCATGCCGTACATGTCGCCCAGGCTGCCGGTGACGACCGGCTTGGGATTACCGATGTATAGCGCGTTGCTCCAGCGATCGAGTCCGATCTTGCTGGCCTTCTCGGCCGGCGACATGATGAAGAAGCGGTCGTCGGCCGGCGCGTCGGCGTCGTCCAGGTACTGGTTGGCGCGGATGACGTCCACGTCGGCGAGCGCGGTGCCGAGCGTGCCGACGGTCTGCGTGAAGCCGGCCACGTCGGCGGCGAGCTTCGAGTCGATGTCGCGGGCGATGGCGTAGCCCATCTTCATCTGGTACTCGTTCTGCACGTCGACGATCGACTGCACCTTGACGATGTCCTCGATGCCCACCGCGGCGTATGACCAGATGTTGAGCGTGATGGTCGTGGCGGTTTCGGCGACGGTCTCGTACACGATCGCCGTGTTCTCGGTTTTAGCTCGCGCCGCCACGTTGCCGACGCTGGCGACCTTGACGCTCTTGCCCACGCTGGCGTCATCCTCGAAGCCGCG